ATGACGTTACCACTAAGAGATTACTATCCTATTGAGCGCGCGGCAAAGTTATTAGACTGCGATATTGACGATCTTATTCATTGGGCTGTGACAGGCTGCATTCGTATTTGTATAAAAATTGAATCTGCATATGGAGTATTAAATATCCCAGATGAAAAAGATGTGGTTAATTTCGATTGTCTGCGTAAGTTTATGGATTCAGAACCGTGTAAATCACGGTTATCTGATCTTGATGCCATTTCAGAAAGGGCGGCAGAACACCATGGTTTTAATTATATAAAAACCAAGTCGAGAATTATATTTGATTCAATGTGCGAATCTCTAAGTCATTCATATGTAACGCCCAAATTTGGTGACATAGCAATTGATACTGCATTTGCTTTGTTAAATTATTATAACAGGGGGGTATATTATGGGGAAAATTATCACATATATAGTGTATATCGAATAGCAACGGATGAAAGAGCTGTGGCAGTTGTGCCACCAGTATTTAAAGGTATTCAAGAAAAATACCATAAGTATTTTGTTGAAATAGGCGGCATTTTCGCTTTGGGGGGAAGTTTTTTTGCCAACTATGATTTTAATAAGAAGTTTAAAGCCAACCGAATAATTAATAGCAATATTATAATTGCTTCTGACGTTGATATACATATAGGACTAATTGTTACTGAGGATGTTTCTTTTGATATTGGTGATTTATATATCTTAAAGAATGATTTTTTAAAAATACAAAATGCTACAAACTCCAATAGCGAGTTAAGAAAAGATTATGTTAATCCATTGGCAGATACTTTATATTTGTGTGCGGGTAACAATATATTAAGTTCTGAGGATGGAGAGAAAGACATATGCACCAATAAAAACAATATAGAACGATTATCTAAAACAATGAAGGATTTTTTTCGTGCGATGCTTGTTATTCATTATAAAGAACTCGAAAACAATCCGGTAAAACTTGCTGATATATTGACCGCGGAAGCAAGAGAGGCAGGACTCAATATGCGCTTTGATAAAAGTACTATATCAAGATGGATTAAAGCATCATCTCAGTAAGACCAGCAAGCATCTTAATAAGACCTTTAATACTTGCTTTCAAAACTCCGTAAAACAAAAATCTCCCCCGAAAGTTCAGAAACATAGGGGGAAATATGACTCAATCCGCATTCATTCCACCAACTCCAGAACAGCGCCGCACCATACTCGCCGAGTATGGCTTTGACTGCGAAGAACGCATCAGGGAAGAGAAGTGTAAAAAAATGACCACGCTTTCACGCTCCCGCCGCTGGGAACTGGAGAAGATCGGTGCTTTTCCTCCTCGTCACTCTTTGGGGCGTTGCTCATGTACCTGGCTGTTAAGTGATGTTTTGTGGTGGCTACGTAATCCGCCAGTTATTGCCAAAGTGAATAACCCATACGAAAACGCCAAAAAGAAAAGGGAGAGAGAATCCGGTAGCGCCAGAGTTGAATAAGCGTTGGTGGTTTATTGCGTCCATCACTGGGTGGCAAAACTTACTGATCTGAACGTATTGCTACATGTGGGGGAAGGAGGCCAAGTACTGGCAGCAGAGCAAAAAAAAAGAAGCTCGCTGAAGCTAGCGAGCCAACCAGTCAAGGATGTGCATTTAATGCACCTAAAGTCAGCAATAAGAAGTAATAGGCAGAAATGATTATGGCTTTTTTACTCTTTAAAATCAATCACTCAGCGCAAGTGAGCAAAAATAATTTGCAATATTGCTTGACTCGCTTTTTTGTCATGGCGTATCGTTTGCCCGCACCTCATAAAGCGGGTGCCGGGTTTAGCAGCCTGAACAATCAAGCGGGTAGCCGCTATATTTCCGTAATGCGGTTTTTTTGTGCCCGTAATTCCACCCTACCCCGTATTATGGCGGGGCGTAATGGGGGAGCCTTTGCGCTCGCTGGTTCCTTGATTGCCAGTCTGCTAACCCTGTTACGTCCCGCCACCATGTTTAGCAGCGTGCTGGCGAGACTCCGTAAACTTAATCAAGGAGCCGCCAAAATGGCTATATCAACACGCCCTGATTTTATCTGGCGCTTTATGCAGTGCCACGGTAAAAATATTCGCCTTCATACCGTTACCGCTGCCAGTGAGCGCGAAGCGCGCGCCATGCTTCCGGCATCCCGTCTGGTCTTTGTTGCCCGTATCCGTGTCCGGGAGGCGTGCCATGTTTAAGCTCCTTATCACCCTGATTAACTACCAGAACGGCGACGTTCGCCAGATGATTCATTCCTGGGAATATCCGACTTATGACGATGCATGGCGTGATGCCTGTCGTATGGCATATTCCCGCAATGACAAACAGGGGCGATTAACCCACAAATGCGCAGTAAAAATCATGGAGGGGTAACGATGTACGAGATTCATATTAAATTGCGTAATGTGGTAACAGGAGAGGAAGAAAACTTCTACACGATACGTAAATATAAATCAAAAGGAAAAGCGGCAAGGGATGCTATCAGGTATACGGAAGAAATTGCGCCGAAATATCAATTGCCAGAAGAAGAACTCACAGCATCAGTGCTAAAGGTGAAGAAATGAAAAGCCGTTCAATATCCCGTAAAAATAATGGCAGTGGTGAAAAACGTTTCTTTGTGTTGGGTTATGCCGTTAATAAACGTGGGTTAACCAAACATGCACATGCAACGGTATACGGAACGGGACCGGGCGAAGCCATACGCCGCGCAGCCGAAGGGCTGGAAGAGCTGGGAATGACACATTTCAAAGCGTTGAAGGTGACGCAGCTTTCCGCCTGATTCCCGAATTACCAACTGATAACTGAATTAAATTTATATTTCGATCTTAACGGGTCGGGGAGTTTTTATGTCTGAAAATCAGAATATCCGCAATATATACAAAAAAGAATACGCTGGTTTTTTCACGGAAGATTCCATTGAGAATCTTGAAGATGTAATAAATGTTATTGCGCTCCTTTCAGCATTGACAGGTGAAATTAATACCAGTGAGAGAATGCCAGTGCAAATTAATGAAATGGAATCATTAACTAACATTCTTTATCGGGAATTACGAGCGATTAAGTCAGGAATGCATACTTCTGGCGGAATTTTTTCATGGCATAGTGCCGAAACCGCCGGGATTGCCAAAGCAATAAGTAACGAGTAATTAATAAAAACCCCACTGCAAAAGGTGCAGTGGGGTGGAGTTTTATATATGAAATCTGACATCAGAAAAGAGATTATTAACCGTCTTATCCGTGATTACAACTTCAAAGAAGAAAATAACTACCTCCGGTATGGTGTTTGTCCGCAATGTGGAAAGAAAGAGTTGTTTACCAGCCTTGAAAGGCCGTACATCGTACACTGTGGGCGCGAAAATAAATGCGGTATAGACCTGCTGACCAAAGAACTTTACCCGGATGTGTTTTCATCATGGTCAGATCGTTATATCAGCACGAAAGATGAGCCATATGCAGCGGCGGCAGCTTATCTTCAGGAAGCGCGCAATATTGCTGTGGGGCCACTGAAGGGCGCATTTACTCAGGAGCGATACCAGGACAAGGAAAACGGCGAACAGGCCGCTACTGTGCGTTTTACGCTGGCTGACGGCGTGTGGTGGGAGCGCATCATAGACCGACCGGGACGCTTCGCGCGCAAGGCGAATTTTTCCGGCAGCTACAAGGGGTTGTGGTGGGCTTATCCGGGAGCAGATTTAAGCAAGGCCAAAGAAATCTGGATTTGTGAGGGCATCTTTGATGCCATCAGCCTTAACCAGAATGGCATTGCGGCCGTTTCTGTCATGTCTGCCGTGAACTACCCTGATAAGGCGCTGGAAGAGCTGGCGAAGCTGTGCGGAGATAATCCCCGTCCGGTTATTGTGTGGGCCCTGGATAACGGGCGTGCGGGTGAACGTTACGCGAAAAAACATGCAGAACGCAGCGCCGAAGACGGCTGGAGAACGGCGGCGGCGGTACCGGGTAAAAACAGCAATAAACGCGACTGGAATGATTTACACATCGCCGGAAAGCTGCGTGGCCATGATGTGAAAAGATACCGTTATTACGGTGATTTATTGCTGGCGAAATCTCCAAGAGATAAGGCACTAATAATGTTTTCCTTTCGTGAGCGGAAGGAATTTCATTTTACTTTTGATAACCGTGTTTTCTGGTTCAAGCTGGACATTGAGCGCCATATGAAGGCTGTTGAGCGTGTCATTAATGAGCGAAATGTTGACGAAGACGAAGCGCGCAAAATTGCACTTAAGGAATCCGGTGCTGTAAAAGAAATCGCAAACTGTAACCCAGTGCCGCTTTATTACATTCGAAACAATGACACGGATGAAGCATGGTATTACTTCCGCGTTACATTCCCGGATGGTGCTACGGTGAAAAACACCTTTACATCAGGACAATTAACATCCTCATCTGAATTTAAAAAACGCCTGCTGCACGTGGCAAAAGGCGGTATTTATACCGGAACGACTACGCAGCTTGACGCATTAATAAAAAATGACCTTCCCGCAATAAAAGAGGTTATTGGTCAGGATTTTATCGGATACAACAAGGGAATTGGGGCATGGCTGTTTAATGATATTGCCGTTTATAAGGGTAAAACTTATGAAATCAATGATGAGGATTATTTTGAAATTGATGGCATAAACGCAAAACCATTAAGCGAAAAACCCACATTACAGATTAACTACAAAAAACCGGATGAATTTACAGCGTCCTGGGTGGAAGATCTCTGGCTGGCTTTTGGTGAAAAGGGAATTATTACCCTGGCTTTCTGGTTGGGCTCCCTGTTCAGCGAACAAATCCGGGATAAAGAAGAATCCTTCCCCTTCCTTGAAGTCACCGGGGAGCCCGGAACGGGTAAATCAACACTGATTGATTTTTGCTGGCGGCTGTGCGGTCGTGACAACTATGAAGGCGTTGATCCAACCAAAGGATCAGAGGCGGGCTGGAAGCGCACCTTTGGACAGGTCGCCGGATTACCTGTTGTTCTGATTGAAGCGGACCGGGGAGACAATGCGCAAAAAAGAGGTGCGTTTGACTTCGATAACCTGAAAAGTCTCTATAACGGCGGTGGTATCGGCGTTCGTGGTGTTAAGGCCAACAATAACAACACCTATGATCCGGATTTTAAGGGCGCTATCGTGATTGCGCAGAATGCGCGGGTAAACGCCTCTCCGGCAATTATTGAGCGCCTGATACGCATATACACCGATAAAAAACGCCATTCACCTGATACCCGCCTGGCGGCGAGACGGCTGGAACTTTACCCCGTCGAGAAGGTATCTGGGTTTATTCACCGGGCGGCAAGTCAGGAACGGGCGATTATGCAAACGTTCCTGGAAGTATCTCCAGTTGAAACGGAACGCCTTTGCGGATGCGAAAATATTCGCCATCCCCGCATCGCCAAAAATCACGCACAACTTATCGCGCTGGTCAGGGCGCTGAAATGCGTTATTGATATCCCAGATGAATGGCTTGATGCCACATGTCTGGAACTGGAACAAATGGCAACAGCGCAGGTTAAAGCGGCGGCGGCTGATTTACCGGAAGTGATGGAGTTCTGGGAGGCGTTCGACTTCCTGGACGGCATAACAAAATACGGTGTAAACCACTACGGCAAGGGATGCCGCGAGGGGATTGCTATCAGTATTCCGCAACTGGCACAGGCTGCCGCTATTCACCGCGTGGAGATCCGCACTGACCGCGAAATGATTGAGTTGCTCGGAGCAGGACGTTCCCGACCTTTGACAGGCCGCAAAACCATTCGTAGTGAGGTCTCCAGACAGGCAAACGCCGGAAGAGGGGTCGCCGAGGCCAGAGAGCCGGAAGTACTGAAATGCCGGATATTCAGTTACAAGGAGGGGCGTTAAACATGCCGATCAGAAAGATGCATGATGGGCGGTGGCTGCTCGATATCAGGCCATGCGGACGTAAAGGGAAGCGCATCAGAAGAATATTTGACAAAAAATCGATAGCTACAGCAACTGAACGGTACATCATAGCGAACGCCGAAAAGCGCGAGTTTATACAGGGCTATCGCGACCGGAGAACGCTTAGCGATTTACTGGAATTGTGGTGGGTTTATCACGGTCAGCACAGGCGAAAGGCAAACACGGATAAACAGCAGCTTGGCAAAATTATTAATGAGCTTGGAGCTGACATGTTTGCGGTAGAACTCGACAAATTAAAAATCATTGCATGGCGATCGCAGAAAATTGCGGAAGGATTAAAGCCGTCCTCAGCAAACAGATACATGAACAGATTATCGGGGATGTTTACAGCCCTGAAAAAGATCGGTTTGTGGGATGCAGAGCATCCGGTTCGTGGTATTCCTGTTCTTTATGTAAAGCAGCGGGAAATGGCCTTTTTATCAAAAAACGAGGTCACATTGTTGCTTGACGGGCTGAATGGAGATCAACGAAGGGTTGCGCTCTTGTGTCTATGTACCGGAGCCCGCTGGAGTGAGGCCAGCAGATTGCATGGAGAGCAAATAGTTCATAATAGAATAACGTTTCTGGAAACCAAAAACGGTAGAAAAAGAACGGTGCCTGTGTCGCAGGAAATATGCGATGCCGTAAAAACAAAAGAAACCGGGCGACTGTTTGATGTGAAGTATAGAGAGTTTTGCCGGGCATTAAAAAAAATAAAACCCGATTTACCGAGGGGGCAGGCTGCGCATGTATTGCGGCATACATTCGCCAGTCACTTTGTGATGAACGGTGGCAACATTCTTGCGCTACAAAAAATCCTTGGGCATGCGACAATTCAGCAGACTATGGCATACGCACATTTTGCACCGGATTATCTGGCAGATGCCATGAGATTTAACCCGGTAGCCAACATAGTGATCATCGAAGAAAAAGAGCCAGCAGAGTAACCCGCAGAACGCTACATTCACAGCAAAAGAGGTCAGTTTCCCGCTGACCTTTTTTGTTGGCCAGAACCAACGGTAACGGCAATGCAATGGTGGCCATATTGCAGTGGTGCCGCCATCAATTTTTTGCCCCCTGATTATCAGAAAGAGTCAAATAATGACGAGATACATTTTAATCACAGAGAGTTAATGAGAATGAGACAGAGTAAGTGAGTTTAATTAACATTTTAAAGGGTCGCGCTAAAGTTTGGGGGGGATGCGCAAAGCGGTTACAACGGTTACAAATTTAGAATTACTTATTTTTGTATTATATATCAATATATTATAACTGGTCGGATGAGTTACAAAAGCGGTTACAACGCGGTTACATGTAACCGTTTTGTTAGGTTACAGGCGGTTACAGGTTAAGTTTTTAATTGATTGATAATAAAGTGCTTTTTGAAACCTGTAACCGTTGTAACCGCAGTGTAACCGCAAAGCGGTTACAAACAATATCCATTAAAATCATGCTGTTAAGTTGTGTTTTTAACTGTTGTAACCGTTGTAACCGCTTTGCGCACCCCCCACCGGATTATGAGGCAGAGCCCCAAAACAACTGGTCTAATCTCTAACAAAAATGCAACATTAATCATTGATTTTTTGGGGCTGTCAGTCACGGGGAGTTGCCCTGTTGTTTGGCAGAAAATGAAGTATGTACATGCACGGCGGGGATGGTAAAAAACGTAATACACGCGGCGCAGTTGCCATAAAAAATCTCTCAAAAGCACTCTTTTTGACGCTATTGTTCATCTGCACAAAAGTGCACAAATTTGCACAATTTTTTAGAGTAACTTTTTGCCCATCCGGCCCAGTACTGGCGCGCCCGGAGGGCGATTTCGTGCGTGCACAAAAAACGGTGAGTTTTTCGCGCGCAGGTGACGGGGGAACAGCACGCGTTTCAGGGGGTAAATGACATTTTCGCTAAAGGCTGCGGGAATGCCCGACCGGGTTAGTTTTATCGCCAGCCAGAGCCGTTCTTACGGCAAGAGAGAACTGATACGGGGAATGTGACGAGTGAGCATGAGAACGGTGCGCCCGTGCGTAATACGCGGCGACTGCTGCGGGTTTATTTGATACAGCCAGAGGAGGCGGCGGAAGATATAATAGGTTAAATTTCACACCAGTAAGAGGAGCGTGATATGTCTTTCCCTTGCCCGGCCTGTGGCGCTTCAGCCCGCACCCGTGGTCGTTCGTTGGAAGAACACGAACAAAACATCTACAGAACGTATTACCAGTGCAATAATATTGAGTGTGGGGCTTGTTTTTGTACGCTTGAGTCGTTTGTACGCATCACTAAGCGCAGGAAGGCGAAAACTTCATAGTGATTTGTATAACACAGCCAGCGAGTGTGACCGGCTGCGTTATTGCTGTATTACGTCGTGTGGTTCTGGTCATTTGCCCAGGCCCACACATCCCCCGCCACATTGCGCCCGTCACGGTCTTCTTCCTGCGTTTCCCCGGCCTTAATTCCCTGACTGATAAACATTCTGACGCACTGGGAGTAGTTCATCTCTCTGTCCTCACACATCTGATTTATTTTATGGTCGATTTCGTGCGGGATACGAATACAGCGTAATACGCATCGCATTTTCTTTTGTTTTTTCAT